TTTCATTCTCCACCTCATCTTTTTCATATTCAACCCCCAAACACCTCGTTAAACTCGGTGTCGGTCATTCTCAAACATTCCTTAATCTTAAATGCCTGTTCAAGACTAAACGCCCCCTCTCCTCTTAGCTTTACATATAATGCCTGTACGCTGATTCCTAACTGTTCTGCAAGCCAAATCTTATTAGTCTTGCGCTCATCAAGATACTGTTTTAGTTTCACTGTTGTTTTCTCCTTTCGTATCTATTGATTACATTATTGATTACATTATTGATTATATTATACATTTATTCTTTTGTAAACCATTATTTTAAGTTAATATCAAAAAAAGAGGAAGTCTTAAACTTCCTCTAACTTTCTTATAACGCTCTGATATAATCTCGGATTCAGCACCCCGATGGTTGACATAAGTTCATCGAGGACCGGAAACACCTTGTCAATTCCTTTTTCTTCAACGATCTGTGAAAACTCAGAATTGCTATGAGGGCGGTTATTTGCCCTCTTTTTTCATTAGTATGTAATCATATTTATATACGATGTTCTTGACATGCCTAACAGATAAATCAAATTCTTCTGCTAATGGTTCAAAACAGATATTGTCGCAAAATCTTCTGACCAATATTTTTCTATCTCTTTCACTGTGTACATACTCATCTATTAAAATCTTTATTTCGCTATTGGTATAAATGGGATATTCTTTCTTGCTCATGTTGTTTCCTGCGTTGACTATAATATCTTTTTAACCTTTCAGATACTTTTTTCTTGTTTCTTCCGATACAGGACGCCCCAATATTATATCATTAATTATTGAATGTTGCTATACTTTGTTTGCCATCCTTATCCGATACGTACATTGCACCTTCAAGACCACTACCCACAGAATCATGGAAGAAATACCAACTATCCCCGATATGTTGCCATCCCGTCTGCATCTTGCCCTTATCGTCAAAGTAAAAGCGATGCGTGTTACCGTCTTTGCACTTGATATCATTAAAACCATGTGCATTGATGCCCTTACCGATGCGATAATACCAATTTGCTCCAACCTTAATCCATCCGAGCTTGTCATTTGTCGGAGCTGTTATCGGCTGCTTTGGCTGAGCATTTGCGCCGTTTGTCAAAACCACAACCGTATGTCCTTTTGTTTTAGTGACTAGAATATCCCCTCTTAACAATCCATCGGGTAATGCGACATTAACTAAGTCGAATGCATTGGTAGCAAGCAAAGCTTCTTTTTCGTTGCCTGTGTAAAAGTCGGAAACCTTAACACCTGCATATAATACACAGACCCTAACCAACCTAGCACAATCGGTCTCGCATGGAGTGCCGACTAATGAGCAATTAAATCCTACTGGCTTTGCCGTCTGATATAGAGTCTGATTCTGACTTTGGTCATAGCCGATGTTGTTGTTAACACACGCCCATTCCATATCTCGTGCGATAGCTTCACGCACCTGCGGTTCTTTTGCCCTCAGAACATTCCACCCCTTTTCATGGGTGTAATATTTCTGTGTGCTTACCTCTTCACCGTTTTGGTCTCCTGCCTGTCCACCGCTTGCGTGACCGTTCTCGTCTATCCTTGCACTTCCTATGATTACCATGCCACCCCCTAATAGATTATAAATCTCATTGCTATATTTCCGGCGTAAGTCTATCTGTGATTCTGCGCCCCTAGGTTGCTCAAAGTGCAAGAGTACATAGTCGGATGCTGTGTTAACATCGGATGCCGTTTTAAGCACGTTTAAGGTCGATTTGAAGGCTTTTTCAAGTTCGGAGTATAAATATTCGCATTGACATTTCAAATCGCTTATAGACGCATTTTTTGACTTTATATAGTCATATAAACCGACCTTGCGTCCGTCCGTTGTCCACTGTGCTAAGCCGTAGCCGTAATGTTTTCCCATAGGATGTAAAAACTCATTTTTGCTGATTGCTCCGTTATCGACCGACCTAGTATATAAATCATCAGTAAAATTAATACCTAGCTCCGAATAACGCTTTATACAAAGTCGCTCCAACGTATTCGACCTTAGTCCACTCTCTGCGTAAAGGTTTCCCATGAGTCCTGCAATACCGTAATCTGTTAATCCTTTACCTTTGAAATAATCCCATACATACTTGATGTCATTTGTGAGTTTCATCCGAGTCACCTATTGACTTATGGTAATTATCGGAACTGATTCCAAGGCATACACCGAGAAAAGCATCGACCGCTGTCAGCGTTCCTACAATCTGTTCTCCGTAGGGCAATCCCCAAATATTAGCGATTGCAAAATATAGCGTTCCGAGTGCAGGGAGAACAATTTGAGCAATATACTTTAGCACATCGTAAACTGAATTTTTTAATACCATACTCTTGTATGTATCATTACTTAACTTCATAATTCACACCTCATAAAAAGTCATTCTCTTCCATGCATTTTTTGTATGCTTTACCGACATTCTGCTCAGCAAAAACCGCTTTTTGATTCACGAAATCAGGGTGCGTTCTTACATATCTGTCGTAATCGCTGATATCTTTAAGAATATCGTCAAACATTTCCTTGCTGTGTTTGATTTTCAATAAAAGTTCATCGTTAAAACGCAAAATCCTGCGACGTGCGGCCAGAGCTTCTTTGAGCTGTTCTTTTTCTTCCTCGGAAATCTTCATATTGTCGATTTTTTTCTCCAGTTCATCCATCCTGTCTCGCACTTGTACAATCTCGGTTTTTAAGTCGCTGATTCCGAGTAACTTTGCAATCCATTTAATGAGTACCGACCATGGATTAATCTTAATCGGCGATATTTCAACTAAAGAAAGCACCATAATTACAATAAAAGACAAATTCCCAAGATTTAGATTATTTAAAAAGTCGTTTAAGTTCATAATTTATGGTGCTCTCCTAGTTCCTTAGTTTCGCAATCTCGTTAATCTCCGCTTATAGTGCCCTGAGTTGTTACGACATCTGTAACATCGTCACTCATAGTCGTCTCCGGTGATAAGTTTGTATTCCTCTGCGGTTATCCAACCCTTAACAACGGCATCATGTACCATTGATTTAGACCATCGGCCTGTGTCATAGTAGGTTTTTACCCTATTAAACTTCGGACTCATTTTCTAACACCTCCTCTGTTGGAATGTCAATGCCTGACATCATAGCGATATAATCGACATTTGCCGCATTTGTGAGCGCCTGGCTATTAGCTAACCACGCGTCATGTTCCATTTTTAATAACCGTTCCTGAGTTGTTGCCATTTCTTAACATCCTTTCTAGTTTTGTGTAATGCTTTTGCATCCATTTAACTTGATAATAAGTATCACCCTTATCGGCGTTAATGGCGGTTATTTTTCCCTCTTTTCTATCGCCGACTCTTACCGACATATAATTCCTCCGATGATACCGCCCTGACGGGCGGATTGTAAGATTTCACTACGCTAAAATTGCAAGCGGCGCAACCGCGAAAGCATTGCGAGCATCGACGTTGCTTAAAGCACCGCCGCCGCCCGCGTCGCAAAATTTAACACCGCTGGGGTTGCCCGCGTACGGAGTCCGAAGCCAGTAAGCCACTGGCGCCGTAGCACCTTTAGCATACATCAACTTATCGGCATCTGATGTTGCTATGTCTTTATAGTAATCAAACTGAACCTCGTCGTTTTCGCCGTTTGTTTCGTTTGACCCGTAAATCTCTTTACGTGACGGTAAAAAGAAATAGCCATTGTGGGTATACTTTGCGCCGTTTGCGGTATATGGTGATACCTCAAAAACGTTGTTTGTTATATTTGGGATTTCACACAAACCAAGATATGATCTGAACTCATCCGAGAACCCGCCTAAAAATCCTTTTTTCGATGTGAAAGACGTATCCATCATATCGTAATCGGTTTTTTCCTCATATACTGAGTCCATGTATCCTGATCCGGTATCCGCGTTAAGCCATTGGAAAATATTACTCTGTGCCTCGTTATTTGAGCCGTAAGCTATTCTATGTGTGGCGTTCCTGTCTGTTCCCCATGTGCCTAAATCCTTTGTAGCAACGCCGGCCCCCTCTGAAATGGTATACTGTGCTAGTGTTGATGTAGCTTTTGCATTTGCGTACACATTGACTTTCATCGATGTAAGCGCGGACCATGCGGGTCCGCTTATACACAATTTAGCACCGACTGGAATTTCCGCTGTTGCCGTAAAGTAGTAGGTTCCCGCCGCCCAACTACCGCATGTCGGGGTTGTAAACTTGCAAACAGTACCCGCCGGGATTGCCTCGGTTACTTTGTAAAAAGCCTCCTCTCTGTCGTACTGGAATCTCGCCGCTGTTGAACCACCACCCTCGCTCAGTAAATACATACTCTGAATAGTTATCGTCGGTCTGTTAGGTTCACCGACAACTTTATGTTGATTCTTTGCACGAGTGACAAAATAGATATCACCGTAGACCTCGTGATGTTCCACGAACACCGAGCCATTCGGCACTTTATCAATATTGCCACTTCGGATAGCCGCCACAATGCTCTTAGCATCCGTAAGATTATAACCGCCACTGATTGCCCATGTAGCGTTTACAAGTTCTGCAAGCGATGTCGCAATATCACGACCCGTTTCATCGGTCATAAGTCTTTTTGCTAAACTCATTTATAAGCCTCCTTAATCTTTTGTTTCGCCAAACAATGCCTGACAAGTATATCCGTCCGAATCGACATACAACCCTAGTGCGTTAAATGTGCTTGCAAGTTCCGCGTAACCCTCCGGTGTACCACTAAATGCATTGGCCTCAGAGATTGCCGCCGCCGCCGCTGAATTACTTGCGTTTGCTTCACTTGCCGCCGCATTGGTTGCGCTCGTTGATGCACTACTTGCAGATGCCGCCGCATTTGTAGCCGCTGTCTGTGCATTGGTCATATATGCCTGTGCTTGTGATGCCGCATCTTTTGCTTGTCCGATATTTGCCGCCGCCTGCTCGATTGCTGGAATTTCCGAATCGGAATAAATAATATCCTTGTAAATCGGTGATTCCTCAACGGCAAATATAAAATTCGCTGTGCCTATATCCTTATCTGCGCCTTGTATGCGGATTTCCGCGTTGACGTTGCCAGGTATCGCAAGCATTTGTTCCGTAGTATCGATTGATAATACGTTATTTGATATGGTTAGGTCATAGATAAATATATGTCCGTCCGGCTTTGTGCCAAGCAAGATAGCCGACTCACCCGACGTAAATACATACTGTGACGAACCGTTATAAATGATAAATTGCAAGGTTCTTCCAACGTCATACTGTGATACGTGTATAACGGGAGGAATACCATTTGGAATTAGATTTAATCTAAGTTGTTCTGTTATCATTCTTCTTTGGCCTCCTCATCAATCGGAATTACTAAAACATAATCATCATCAGCAGATACTGACTCGGATTGGAATTAGATTTATATCAAGACTGTTATTCATCTGTGGCCTCCTCTTTCGTTACCTTAACGCCTGCCGCCTCAGCTTCTTCGAGAAACTCGTCTATACTCTTCCTCCGGTGCTCAACTTTCGTGCTGACCTTGGTCTCAGCTTTATGCGTCTCTTCGGATGGAACCGGCTTACCGGCTTCTGCCTTAGACTCGTACTTCTTCAGCTCTGTCTTATAACGTTTAATTTCAAGCTCCATTTTTCTTTCGTCCTCCGATAGCTCTGTAGCTTTCATATCGTTAAGTCGCTCCGATACCCGCAGGAGCGCATACTGCATGAGCGATGGTTCGAGCTCATTCTCCATCATAATTTGATTGGTTGCATTAAGCAGCTCCTGTGATGCTTTATCTAAAAGAATTGATATTTTCATGCTTTTTACTCCACTAGCAGTCCATTCTTAAAATTTAATGTCTTTATGGTCCAGCTGTAATCTGGCTCATTGTATTCTACGTTATTCCAATTCATGGTTGGTGTAGCAATAGTCGTCTTATAGTTAGTGTACTCCAGACTGCTTACCCATCTGTCGCTCCCCCTACTGGTGATAACGACGTGGTCGATATTCGAATACTCTATTTTCAGGTCATTCCAGCTTACGTTGAAAGAGTCTATAGCCTTGATCTTATGAGTCCCGGACTGCTTAAATTCCGAGACGACCGGAACTGATCCGGTAAAGCCTTTATTTACGTTGGCCGCATTTTTACTCGTGGTTGTATATATCTGGCCTTTAATTACGATATTATCACCACGAAGACCGAGAGCAGGCTTGCCATCGATGTCATCTGTGTAAGACATCACGCCATACTCGGTGCCGTTTTTTCCTCCGGATACCACGCCATTGGCTATCTCCTGATAGTAGCCGGCAGAGCTTGTCGACTTAAAGGTGCCCGTGACCTTGGCATTTACGAAGGTGCCGTTTGTGGTCTTAAACTCTCCGGTCAATAGGTTCCAGTAGTTATCGTTATTCTTCGCATTCTTGACCGTGCCGGTATTGATGTTCGAGGCATTTATATTAGTGATATTTGCCTTCGAGGCATCCAGCGTACCGGTATCAATGAAGTCCGCGACGATATGGCCGTCTTGCGTGATAGCCGTTCTGTACTGTCCGTCATATCCAGTGTTACTAAATCCCAAGCCGCCTATATTCCACCGCCACACCTTAGTTGCACTTGCAAGATTTTTGTTATTTGCGATGGTCATTTCATACGGTTCACCGTCTGCATTAAGGTGTGTTTGAATAACTCCACCTTTTGCGCCTGTGATTTGAGCCGTTGCGTTATTAATCGCTTTCTGCATTTCCGACTTAGCGGTTTTGATGTTCTGCGTAACTTCGTTATCCATGCCGCTGATTGTTGTCGCAAGCGATGAACTAACCGAACCAATAGTGATTTCGTTGTATCGCTCCATCAGCACATCGTATTCGGTTCGCACGACCTTTGCAGTAACGGCGATATCAAGTTTATCGAATAACACTGTTACTATATCACATAACTGCACCCGTTCAAGATTCGCAATATCTTTGTATTCCTCAGTCTGCCACAATGCAACAAAACTAACATCAATAGACACACTCGGAATACCGATGTTATTAGAATTAATATAACTCTGCGCTTTTGCAAGTAACTGCGCTCCTGTCGGTTCGTTCTCAAATTCGGAGCTAAAATCGACTATCTTAGTACGATTAAACGGGTAATGACTCGCATATTCGGACTCCACAACATAACCGCTGATAGTTACTAAAGTACCGTCACTTCCTTGCCAAAACGGACATATGCCAGTGTATGTACTTTCAATAGATTCTTCCTGTTTTATATCAGTAATATTCTTGCCGTAGCGCAACGTAACACCTTTGTTTTGCCCTCTTGCACTATGTAGCTTGACGGTATAGTTATCAAACTCATATTCGCCGCCATACACGTCAAGAAATGAACCCTCAGTGCCACCGAGTCTGCTCCTTACACTTGCAGGAACATCTTGCGAATAATTCGCCACAGTTTGTATATCCGTCCAAAATGTAAACGGATTATTCTCTGCCGACATTGGCACTATCTTCGATATCGCTTCTGGACAGTTACCTGCCGTAAATGGTTTTAATGGAATCCACGACAACTGATAGCTGATATGTTGTGCTTCAATCTCGACCTTTCCGTCAAATGGTTTGCTGATTTTTGAAATACGAAAAGCCTGTCCATCATCACCATCATGAGCGACCGCATAAATGATTTTTGATAACCCGATAAGCGGATACATTCTGCTTGTTATCGGTATTGTCGCAATCAGATAAAACTCTCCGTTGCGTTCCTCGGTGACGGTGCAATCAATTAAATCATCAAGCCTGCCTAAACCATTTGTATTAAATTGTGTAGTGTTTTCGGAATATAAAATTGGTATCATATTCTACTCCTTAAACCGTCCACCATCTAGGAGTTATCTCTAATCTCGATATACCACTTTTTGTGATATTATTTTGTCCAGCTCTTAGTGCAGGAAACTTGTTATCGGTAGTCCGTATATTACCATTACAATTTGTTGCGCCCTTATATGCGTCCATTATCTCACAATCAATATCAGTATATTGGTCTGCACTTGTGATAGTCACTGTAATATCATTTATGATAAAACTTCCTGTACCATAAGCACGGATTAACGGTAATGCTTCATAATATGTCGGATTATACAAACTTCCGTTCCCTGTCAATATTATAGCATTATCTCCATCTTTTAGAAACCGTCTTGCGTCACAATTAAATGTAATATCAATCGCCGCATTCTTTTGGTCGGTGGCACTTATATCCAATGCTTCTGTATACTTTGCTTTTCGGTAATACATCGGTTCAAAAGTATCTTCAAGTCTGTGATAACCTATGTTAGATTTCAGCCAAGACTTAAAACCATCGATGTTGTTAATATCCAAAGTAAACATCTTGTAAGTGATAGGGACATTTTTAAATCTGCCATTGTCAAATGTGAGTGTACCGTTTCTTCCTGCTATCTCAACTTCTGTGGTATCACGCTCTGCACCTGCATAATGATTGACACCTGCAATGTACATTCCAAAGTCCTTTGTACTTTTCCCATTAAATACAAATAAATCATCTAAATTCATGCCCATGCCGCTCCTCTACGATTTACAGATGCGTTAATTTTTCTTGATACGATTTCCGCAAGTTCATTCACGTTCTGACCAACGGCACCGTACACATTAATCACAACGCTATTACTTGAATTATATGCATTTCCCGGTCCGCTACCACCTGCAAATCCTACTTCGCCAACGCTCATTGGCTGTGCCACTAAGTCTGATATGTTCCTCATAGAATCTTCGATACTGTCAACATTTTGGTCAATACCTACTGCAATACCCTCAGAAATATATCGTCCTACTTGGTCACGCATTAACTTTGATGGTGATGCAATCTTTAGAAAATTCTTTGCATTATTAAAAGCGGTTTTTCCCGCATTAACCGCCGCATCTTTAATAGATCCTAATCCGCTTGTTATACCGTTTGCGATTCCACCAATGATGTTTTTTCCGATAGACAACCAATCATATTGTTCGAATGTATCAACAATCGAACTTATTATTTTAGGAATTGCCGCAACTACTTGTGGAATAGCTTGGATTAATCCTGCAACAAGTTTTGCAATAATCTCGATACCCTGCTGTAATATCTTCGGTAAATTTTGACCGATTGTTGCTACCAACTGTGCTATCATCTGAACAACAGCTTTTGTTATCTCGGGTAGATTTTTTATAAATCCATCTGCAATCTTACCCAATAATTCCAAACCACTCTGAATGAATTTAGGATAATTCTGCCCAATAAATGATATAACCTGTGTTAAAACTTTTGTTACCGTCTGTATCATTGCAGGAAGATTCTTAAAGAATCCATCTGCGAGTTTAGCAACCATTTGAACACCCGAATCTAACATCTTTGAAAGATTATTGCCTACACCGTCCGTTGTTGAGTCGATTAATTGCTCACCCACGTCTAACATTGTTTCAATTAAAGATGGTAGACCGTCAATTATTCCGCTTGCAACTTCTGTAATAATCTCGATTCCTGCCGCCGCAATCGTCGGTAATTGGCTTATTAATGATTCACCTACCTGCATTACCAATTCTGTTAGTGCAGGAAATATCTTTGGAATATTTTCGATGATAGACATTGCAAGGTTTTCAATAATCTGCGCTCCACCCTCTAAAACTTTTGGTGCACTTTCGATTATGTTATTTACAACCTCGTCTATACCGTCTGATATTTGCGCAATACCTTCATCAAAATTTCCCGAAAATATATTAGTTAATCCGTCCATGACGGTTGTTAGTGACGGCATGAAAGAACCCATCAAATTTCTTGACAGACCATCAAAAGCCGTCTGCATATCCTGCAAACTATCTTGATATGCCGCCGCCGCTTTAACAGCATCATCAGACATAACACCGCCTAATTCATGCACGCGGTCACGCATTGCCTGTGTATCCTCGGCGGATGTGTTAAGAAGTGCGCCCAGTTCTTTTGCAGAACCGCCTAACAATTCACTTGCTAATGCTGTTCGTTCTGCGCCCTCTCCCATATTCTGCAAGCCTGTGATTGTTGCAGAAAATAAATCTTCTGTGGACATGCTCGCAAGCTGTTCCTGTGATATACCAAGTTTTTCAAATTTATCAGCACTGTTTATTGCGTTTTTCTGCAAGGTCTGCATTCCACGGCTCATGCTGTCGATAGATGTTCCGCTATGTTGTAAAACGGCATCCCACTCTTGATAAGCCTGTGCGGATATACCCATTTTCTGCGACATTTTATCTATATTATCGCCGTATGACGCAACATCACCTGCACCTTTTACGATTGCGCCACCTGCCGCAAGTGCCGCCGTTCCAACTGCCGCAACCGCCACACCTGCTGTTTTAATTCCACCACTTACAATATTCCCTAATGATGATGCTTTATCTTTAACAGAATTAAGGCCCTCATCAAATGCTGTAGAGTCTAATCCTATTGTGGCCATGAGATTAAATAAATCCATAATTATAACCTCGTTATTTTATCCCTAATATCGGCAATGACTTCTTCTGCCGTTCTTGTTTCCTCGATGTGTGGCTCTATCACATCTGCAAAACGGTTCTTTAGATATTCACCACCAAACTTCTTTGTCAATAATTGTAATGCATCGGTGACATATATTTTATATGCCCTCTCATGCATTTCTTTTCTAAAAAAAGCTATGTAATTTTCTATTACATAGCTTTTTCCAATACTATCTACTAAACCTATGTTTAACGTGGATAGACTTCTTATGTAGATTTCTGAAGCATCTCTCGTTGAGCCAATAATGAGAAAAAATTGACTACGCTTTTTGCCTGCGCCATTTCCTCAAGACAACAAAAATAATCATCCATTGTGTAATCATCAACATTCTCGGGTTCGACAAAGCACGAAAGCGCAAGCACTTC